GACAACAGTTTTGCCTTTACTGCCCTCACGTTTCTTTTTACGAGCAGTCTTAGCTCGTTCAGACTTACTAAGGCTGTTCGCTTTTGATCTTGGCAAACACCGATCAGGGTTCTTTTTATCTTTTGAAGTGCCACATTTGCCTTTAATAGACCCATCTGTGCCAATCCTTACCCAATCTTGTTTTAGCCATTTTTTAAGCTCACCCATTACCTACCCTTCCGTTTGCCACCTTTTGACTTCTTAGCGTAGTTTGGATCTTTGCAATATTTTGAAGCAGCAAGATTTGCATATGCACTGGGGTAAGTATCAAAGGTACGTTTTGCCCATGCCTTACCCTCTGGGCATATTTTAGAGCCTTTGCTTTTTGCGCTGGCTTTACCACCTTTTTTAAAATAAACTAATTTATTTGTTCCTGGCATTTTCTTTACCTCTTCTTAAAGCTTCTTTCCCTCTTTTAAATATACCTACAACTTCTGACTTACCCATGACTTTGGCTCTTTGTTCACCAACAGTCAATATTTGTATTTTTCTGGCATAAGGTTTATTAATTTTTTTTACCTTTGCAACAGTGGCTCTAGCATCAGAAGGAGTTGCAAATTTTATACGAACAGTGTCTTTAGGGTTTTCATCCGTATATAATCTTCTGCCAGAACCTTTTGGTTTTTTTCCCGTTCCCACTTTAGGATCTTTTTTTCTGCCTCCTTTGGAAACTTGTTTAGACATTTGGCTTCTACCGATAGCCATTATATTAACTGCTCCAATCCTGCTGCTAAAACAATAAGAACCATGACAGCCCACATACGATTATCAAGATTCTTTAATTTTTCTTGAATATCAGCATATCTTCTGTTGCACTCTTCCTCGTGTCTTTCAAGTTGCTTTAAAACATCTTCAGCTTTCATCAACACTTCCATCTTCTTCTTGCTTGTCTTAAACGGCTATTTGGGTTTTTAGCTGCTTTTGGAAACTTCTTCATTTGACCAGCAGAACGGGCGCAAAAAGACTTTCGCCTCTTTGCAGCCTTACTGCCAGGCTTTACTTTACCTGTAACAGCCGTTTTTAACTTAGAGCCTGGGTTGTCTCGCCTGTAACGAGCAACACCAGCTTTGGTCATTCCTGCCCCAGATTTAGTGGATCGGAAATACTTTTTTGTTTTTGGCGGCTGTTTATCTCTCGTTCTAGCCATAGGCTTTACCTACGACAGGAATATCGTCAACTGATTACTAGAACCAGTAAAAGCAGCAACAAACGCACCACTTGTGGCTATAATCCCATTATCAGGAATATTTAGATGATGTAATCCTGTAGGAAAAGTCTGTGTAAGCAACACTTCTCCACTTGCACTTCCATCTTTTATGGTAAAAGCACCAGCAGCATCAGCAAATATTATAATCTGACGTATTCTTGATCGAGCAGGACCAACTACAGCCGCACTACTTCCTTGAGCAAAATTAAAGGCTCTTACTGGACCAGCCATGTTAGCCTCCTTATTCTACGCTATTATTAGCCATCACATAAGTAAGGATGCCTGTGAATGTTCCGCTAGTAGCAGCAGATGAGCCTTTCATGCCTGTGACAGTAGCATCAGCAGCTAGACCTCCAGCAACAGCCAAAGCACCATCAGCACCCTTTAATGTGCCTTTGGTATCACAATCAACCTCATTAAACAAACCATCTGGATCAGCAGAAGTTCCAATATCAACTGTAGGACTACTACCACCAGCAGCTCCACCAATACTTAAAAGAGAAATTGGAATAGCACCAGCAGGCAAAGTTAATGTTTCGCCAGATGAAGACGATGTTCCAATACGAACATTTGTTGCTGAAGTTGCAGTTGGGTCAAAAGAAATCTGAACGCTTTGCGTTACAGGAACAGGTGTGTGAGTACCTTTAATACCACCACCATATGAGCGTACTACGCCCTGAAAAGTTGTGTTAGCCATATAAATCTCCTTGTCGTGGCTAGTGTCTGCTTAATTGCAGTCAAGGTTTAATTGATCATACAACAAAAAAGGGCAACTGTGAAGTCGCCCTTTTAGGAGAAATATGCGTTTTTTTATTATGCTCCAGGTGAACCGAAAACACAACGAGGATCAGAAAATCCAAAGCTATAACGCTCACGAGCCTTATATCTCATATTTCCTGTATCAAAGTCAGCTTCCATACCTGTCTGCATAGGTGTTCTTTCAAACAACTTAAATCCGTTTGGAACATCAGTCTTAATAAAGAAAGCATCTGGGTCTGTTAAGAAATGGTTAACAGTGTAACCATCTGGTAACATTCCCATGTTACGAATTGCATTTACATCATTATCTGCTGTACCTACACGAAGAGTAGACTCAAGTAAGCGATCAGCCACAAATTGTAATTGTGGTGGAACGATAAGCTTCATACCACGAAGAGCAATAATCATATTTCTCTCATCAACAAATGTAGAAATATCAATTAAAGCATTTTCTAATGAAGTCTCATTTAAGTCTGCTGCTGTTGAAGGCTCATTACGGAATGTACCTCCGCCTGCTAGTGGGTGGTCAGTCGCACAAAGCTCCTTACCGTCACCGCCTGCAAAACTACTATCAAACGCATTGTTTAAAACAGCCGCTGCCTTAATCTGTTTAGTGTGCGCCATAGAACGTGCTAATGCACGAGTATATCTTGCTCCTAAACGATCATAAAGGTTATCTTCTACAGCTTCCTCTGTCAAAGCAAACGCAAGAGTAATTGTCTCATGTGTGTACCTTGCAGTGTAAGCTTCAGAAGCAGAGTCAAAATTAACTCCAGCACCCTCTGCCTTAGTTTGTGCGTTGCCGAAACCTACCAACATTACCTCTTCTTCAAACGCTCTGTCTGATGATTCAGTGTCAAAGATTTCTGCGTGTTGTGCCTCATAACGAGCATATTCCATACCGAATAAGGCATTAAGACCTGGCTCTAGTTCTTTAGCCAGTTGCGCTCTTGAAATAGCCATTATCTAGCCTCCTTATGCCAAGCCTGCTGTGCCAGCGGCATACAGATGGTTGTTAATAATAACAACAACATTTGTATTGGCAGAAGAAACATCGCTATTCTCAGGGTCTTGAGATATATCGAGTGCTTTTAATGGCAATGTTCCAGTTGTTGCACCAGTTGTAACATCAAGCTCCATGCGAGAAATACCAGAAGAGGTGTCTCCAACAGGTGATTGATCTACAATATCAAAGTTTCCAAACAGATCAGCTACAGGAAATGTATCATCTGCTTGAATTTCAAAACGTGCTAATGGGGCATCAATAATAAAAGCTTCAATATCAGAAGCGGCTATTGAGCCTGGATAGCTATTTGAAAAAGTTTCTTTGCTTGTTGTGGGGTCTGTATAACGACATCCATTAAACACACCTAGAATAGTTCCAGAACCACCAGCAGCCACACGCTCAATAGTTCCAGCGGTAACAACTTTTACGAGATCACCTTGGAAAATTGCAGTGCCATAGCTGGAAGCAATTCTATATTTATTCTGTAGGTTTGCAGGAGCCGCACCACCGCCTGCGCTATATAAGCGTAGACCAAAAGAGGCATCTTTATTTGCCATTTTTTACTCCATTAATTTTCAGCTACCTTGTTTGGAGAGCCAAAGCTCACAGAGGTAGATCGTTGCGGTTTTTGCTTTGGCATCATTGGATTTGATTCTTTCATCCAATCATTATCCACAGCTTCCATTTGTCTGTTTGTGACTTTTCTATAGTGTGAGTCACGTTGTACCGCAATTTCTTCAGGTATCCTTGCTAAAACAAGTCCACCAACGCCAATTACGCCAGCATTTTTACCTTCATCAATAACAGGAGCATCAAAGTCAGGGTAATCTTCTGCTCTTACGAGTTCGTATCCTTCCCTTCTTTTTTTATGCACATTGCTACGATCATCGTATTCCATGACAGATTCACGAATCCATCTATGCCTAAATCCAACAGGTGCTTCAGGAGCCTGTAGTGTATTAGGTGGTGTCCAATTATCTACTCTCGCTTGTTTTTCACGGGTTTGCGACTCCCGACTAGTACGATCAGACATTCCTAATTTCCTTTTTGTTCAAGTTTTAACACTTCTTTTGCCATTATTTCTAATGGGATATTAAATTTTTTCGCCATAGCGACCTGTCCAGGATTTAACTGAACAGTTTTTTTCCGTCCGTTACTTTTGGTAGCTGACCGTCCATTGGACGCAGGAGCAACAGGTTGGACGTTTGCCTGTTGATCTGAAAAATTGTTTGGAAAGAATTGACGCATTGTTTTATCTATTTCAGCATAATATGCTTGTGCGCCTCTGGCATTGTCTGGATCATCAATTGCAGCGTCAAAGCCTTGAGATATTAATTTCTCATGTGTGGCTCTTGCAATATTAGTCATATATTCATCACTGCCAAACCACTTATTATCTGAAAGCCAATTCTGAAGATTTGCATCATACTTTGGCGGTTGTTGAGCAGTTTGTTGCGGTTGAGCCTTTTCTTCCTCTACAGGCTCTTCATTCTTAATCTTTTGAATACGCAAACGCTCTTTATCAATGCTTAATTGAGATAAACTTTCTTGAGCCTGAACTACTTTATCAGTGTCTCCAGTGTCCATCCCTTCTTTTAACATTCTTTTTGCTTGCTCATACTGAGTCTCTACCCTTGCAGAATATTCACTCGTATGTGCGTTATCTACTTCTTTAATCTTTGAAGATAACTCTTCATTCTGTTTTTTAAGATTATCAGCGATTGCAATAGCTGCTTCAGCCTGCTCAAGAGCATTTTTTCTATCGGCTGTAAGCTTATTAATTCTTTTTTGAACTTTATCAGAATAATCTTCGTGTTCAGTGGCCTCTTTTACAGGCTGCTCTTGAACAGTTTCTTCTGCTTTTACCTCTTGTACGTCTTGGACAGTTTCATCTTCTATCTCAACAACAAGATCTTCTTCTTCAGTTACTAATTTTGGATTTGATTCCATTATCTACTCCTAGGCTTACTATACATATGAAATATCTTCGGGGTCAAGTATTGTCGCTATAATATTATCGTCATTTATAAGACGAACCTCTAATCCGTCCACTTTAAAGCGATTTCCTGAGTATCTTCCCATTAAAACCCATGATTTCTCAGTACACCATGCTCCTGTTGGGAATTTACCCACATCTTTATAGGCGTCAGGTCCGACCTTAACGACATAGGCTGCAACTGTAGCAAAACTTTCTCTATCACGAGTTGCATCAGGTATATAAACACCACCCTTTGTTTTTTCTTTCATGTAATAAGGTATTACTAGAAGTCTATAACCTACAGGCTGTGGAAGTCTTTCTAAAGCTGTAGGTTCTATTGTTGAAGGGTTTTTTGAATTTTTAGATTCTTCATCCTTAAAAGCCTTATCTATTGGAGAGACTTTTTCTTTAGCCATTCTGTCTGGAACAAAAAGTTTCTTACTCATCTTCAAGCTCTATGCCTTTCATCGCAGTTTTTATTAATTCTTCACAATAGTCTAAACTGCGTAATTGACCTATCATGAACCGATAGTCTTCCATTGAGCCTATCGAACCAGAAGAAAGCATTTCATTATAAGATGATTTTTGCTCTCTTAGCTGTTGGATTAAATATTCTGCCAAAGTAATGCCGTCCATTACTTAGATACACCTTTGAACTTTTCAAAGCTCCTCAAACCACCAAGACCTAACATTCCAAGTAGAATAGTAGTTAGCGTTTCCATATCGAAACTAGGTAACTCAGGAATCTCGATACCAGCAATCGCTGTTGCGAAAAGAATAAAGGGAACAGCAATAAAGTGGTACGCAAGCGAGATCGCAGTGACCCATCCTGTGAAGGGTCGCCATCCAGCAACAAATATTGATCGGTGCTGCGCTTCCGCTTTGTTGACCTCGATTTGGGCGATGGCTGCCTCGTGGGCTTGCTTTTCGGCCAAGGTGGCAATTTCATGCGCGAGCGCGTTCTTTTGGTCCTTGTCTTCAATGAATTTATCCAATAGCCCTGTCACAGGGCCAATTAATGTTTGTAATACCATTTTTTTATACCTTTGTTATACAACTTGAACAATACCATGTCTCACCTTTATCTTTAGAGAATCCTGATGTCTTAGCACCACAAGCGTTACATTCGGTAGATTGATATATTTTATATTCTTTTGCCCAACGAATATCATGTTTTTTAAACTTACGCTTTCCGTACCTTCTTACTGCTTTTTCGGCCATACGGATACAGCCATATAGGCTCCCACTATGCCTCCACCCGTCAAATATAATAAATTAGAAAGGTCTGTAAGAAGTTTTACTCTTTCATCTGACACAAAAGGCATAAACATTAACAGCGTGTACAATGCCATAAAACATAATACGGCTGTAGCCATGCGCCTTTGTGCTGTCATCTTTCGGAGTTCAGCAGCTTCATGCTTTTCGGCTGCTTCTATTTCGTGCAACTTTTCGGCTGCAGCTAATTCATCATCATCCACGATTCCGTCCCCATCCAGATCGTATTTGTTATAATCAGAATCTTTCTGTAGTTTCTTCTGTATCATTTATTTCTTTTTTGCACTAGCTTTTTTTGCTGGGGCTTTTTTCTTTGCTTTTTCTTTGCTTTGGACAGGGATATCGCTACTGCTTGTTTCTGCGGATACCCCTCCGATTTTAATTTCCTGATGTTCTTGCTGATTGTTTTCTGGCTTTTTCCTTCCTTCAAGGGCATTTCTACGCTCCACTTTCTTTTCTTTTTGAATATCAGCAACCTTGCGGTATTGTGAACTAGCTGTCATTACGACCTCCTCGCTAAATTGGCAGCGGCTATGTCTCTTTGAGTCTGTATTCTTTCTTCCGCCACTCTTGTTTTATCCTTTAGTGCTTCTTCTTGTAAATCAAGTCTTTGCTGACCTAAAAGAATATCGTTCTGTTCTTTTTGTCTTTCAAATTCTTGCTCACGCTCAAATTCTTCAGCTTTTCTCTGAATTTCAGCACCTCTCAATGCAAGCTCCTGCTGTCTGATAGCTACCAAAGGATCAGTCGTATCAGCAGGAGCAACCGCTTGTGCATACTGTTCTGTAAGTTCACCAATTAAAACAGAAGCAACATTTGATATTTCATTTTGCAATCCTTGCATCATGCTTGGGTCTTGAGCAATCATCATTTGTTGTTCAGGTGGTAACGCACCTAACACTTCTTGCTCTGCCCTCATCTCTGCCATCAATCCTATATGCTCTTGAATGTGACCTTGCAATGTCATAACAATAGTTGCGTTAGCTTGTGCAACAGGAGTTGATAGTATGGCTAAGTGGGATTCTATATGGGCTTCATGATTTTGTTCTGGGAACGCTTGCAAGCGTTGGCCTCTCATAGCCTCCTGATTTTCTTTCGCAGGGTTCATTGGCATAGGTTGTTTAGGCAAAGGAAGAATTGTGTCAACATTAGAGACACCTAAAGCTTCATACATCTTTCTGTATGCCTGATACAATCCTTGTTGCCCACCATGTATATCTGGATTACTCTGCACTAACTGTAACTGTGTTTGTGCTAATGCAATACGCTGTGACATGGAAAATATATTCGGGTCAGATACAGGTATTACATCAATTCTATCATCAAAATCTGCCTGAATAATCTCTGGCACACCACTTGAAGTAACGTATGGGTAGCTCAAAGAGCCAGCAAATATCTTTGATAGCAATTTAAATTCAATCTTTTGTGAGTAATGTAAGCGTTTGTGAATAGCACTCATTACTTTTGTGCCACGTTCCATCACAGCCATAGTTGTTCCTACAGGTGTCTCGCCACCCATCTCAGATATTTTCATATCTGCCATAGATGCAAATCTGCGCCCAGAGTCCACTAAAGTTCCTAAAAGGGAATATAAAGTTTGTGAAGGCTCTTTAAATGGTAACGTCATGATGGATTGACGTATATCCATACCAGCAGAATCTATATCTCTAAACTCTCCTGGTTGAAGCGGCTCACTCTCATCTCTTATTCTTGCTCCTCTAGCCTTAAATCCAGCAGGCAAGTTGGATAATGTACCAGCATCAATAAGCTGTCTTAGGATGCTAGTAGAAGCCTGTGATAATCCACCTATCATATGAGTTAATCCAAACCCATAAAAACCTAGACCAGGTAGAAACTTATAATGAACAAAATATTGATTAGGACGCATTAGGTTATCATTAGGTAAATAATTTCTGCGTATAGCCAAAATTTCGCCTGTGGCTTCTAGAATAGTAACAATGTAGGGAAGCTTTAAACCTGTCTGCTCACCAGTAGCATCTGTCATTTCAAAATTAGTTAGGTCTAGAGATGTGTGAACTTCATGCAAAACAAGCTCATCATATGAGCTTGAAAACTGAACACCCTGTGCTTTATTAATAGATTCACGAACTTCGTTATATCCTTCGCCTTCCATACCTGTGGAAGGTAATTCAATGTCTTTATAAAAACCTGTAAGTTGTAACTTTCTTAGCTCATTTCTATCCATGCGAATTACATGAGTAATTCTAGGAGAAGTTAATAAATCTGTTGCTCCATAAGGAACAATTAAATCTTCTGCATGAACAAACTTGCTAACTGCTCTCTGTAATAAAGGATCATAATATACTTTCTTAAAAGTCGAGCCAACGATAGGCAAATAGAATAACATCTGGTCTGTTTCAGGATCATATTCTTCCATCTCATATGTAATCATGTAGTTCATATAAGATTTTATACGCTCTGCTTGAGCCACAACCTCTGGATTTTCCTGACCTATTATTTGAGTTCTAACAGGTCCGCCTGAAGGTAGCATTTCACGATAGGCTTGTGCCTGAAACTGGGTAACGCTCTCTGCTAATAAAGGATGAACAACACCAGAAGCTCCTTCAAATGGCTGACTTCTTTCTTCATAAGTCATCCCCAACAAATCTATGCCACGTTTGTATGAGTCTTCCCAATCTTGTCTTGAAGATATGTCTTCTTGAATTTCATTAGATAATTCATTTGATATGGTCATCAAATCACTATCATCTATGGCTTCTGCTAAATTAGCTTCAAACGATGTGTCCAAAGGTTCTTCTTCGACAGGAACATCGCCAACAATAACAGAACCATCCTCCAATTCAGTAACCCCTGATACAGGAAAATCAATCACGTTTACTTCAGTTTCTTCTACTGTTGTTTCTTCTGGAGTCCCACCAGAACCTGTTCCTTTTTCTACTGCCATTTTTTTACCTTTTCGTGTTGACGATTAATATTCACTTCCAAAGATGGGGCATGAAAAGTGTCCGCCAAAAGGGGCAACTTTTTGACGTAATATCAACCGCCAACAATGGTATAATATCACGCATCCTCATTAAAATGTACCCTTAAACTTTCCACCACGACCACGCATAACAGCACCACCTTTTTTAAAACCATCTAAAGATGAACCTTTGCCAGCAGGCTTTGGAGTTAAAGCAGATAAAAATGCCCCTACTCCTGGAATGGATTTTAATCCTACTTTAGCTGCAATCTTAGGTAAGGTTTCTGGCTTTAACCCTTTTATAATGTCTTTCTGCCTTTTAATAAGCTCTTGTTTAATCTCTCTGTCTTTAGGGCTTAAATCTTTGGATTTTATTTTCTCTAATCGTCCAACTTCTTCTTGTGCTAATCTAATGCTGGAAGCGTTTGATGATTTTTTTATAGGTCTTCTTTTTCTTGGCTTTCTTTTAGGATTTTTCATGGCCTCTAATCCTAATATACCTGCAAGACCAGCGGCCGTAGCACCAGCGTAATTAGCAGCTTTTTTCCTTTCATCCATTAAAAAACTCCCTTAAAATTACCGCCTCTATTGGGCATGACAGCACCACCTTTTTTCATTTTTTCAAAATTCTTTCCTTTACGTCTTTTTCTTATGCCTTCAGCATCTGGGTCAAGATAAAGTGTACCATCACCACTTTTTAAACGCCTTAACTGCAAAAACAAAGCATCAGCGTCAGGGGCTTCTCCTAATTTACCACCTTCGTGTCTTAACTGAGGGCCTTTGTATTTTTTTGTTACAATTTTTGGGACTTTTTTAATCATCAAAAAACCCCTTTAAACTTACCGCCCCTATTAGGCATAACAGCACCGCCATTCATAAAATCTTTGCCTGCTTTTTTTAATTGGCTTTTTAATAAAGGTTTTGTTGTAGGTGTAGCTTGCCCTGTATCAGTGTCATATCTTTTATCGCCTGGATATGGTTTAAATTTCTCTTTCCTAGATGGCATGAACATATTGACTTGTAATTCTTTTCTAGGCACTCGTTCATATGTTGTTGGGTCAAAAACAGTCACTGTACCAGTTTTTGAAAGCATACCTCCACTTTTAGAAGCAGCAGCGATTAAGCCTAACCTTTTAGCCGCATCAAACATTCTTTTTGATGCTGGAAGCAAATCATCATAATCTGACTTGGTAACTTTTCTAAATTTATCTTTAAATTTAGCTCTGTTTTTTGCGTATTTATCCACTACTTCACTCCTCTGAATCTAGTGCCACGCAAAGCAGCACCACCGCCACGACAAACATTAGAGGCAGCACCACCACGCTTAAAACCAGGAACACCTCTGCCACGCAATATATCCTTCTTTGTTACCTTGCCATCACCTGTTAAATCTGGGAAAGCAGCTCCGCCTTTTTTCATTGTGATAGGACTAGTATCAGACGCATCATCAATCATTCCTTTAATTAAATTCAAAAATTGACCAGATAAAGTTTTTTTATCTTGCTTTCTTTTAGGTCTAGACTTCGGACCTTTTTGATTAACAGTTACTGTTGCTCTTCTTACTGGCTGTGGATCAATCATACGACCCATGCCTTCGTTTAACTCACCTGGCTTTGGTCTAGACATTGGGCCTGGGCTACCGCCTTCTTTCATTTTTTTAACCATCAATAATACTCCTTTTTGCGCCTGTAACTACTAAATTCATCATCCTCATAATCTGAACGAGTGCGTATAAATCCACCTTGTCTAAAACGTAGTATAGCCTGAGTCATGCTATCCGCCAAGTCATCATGCTCTCCATTAGGAAAACTAGCACATTCTTCTACCACTTCCTCCGCCCACCTAGTATCTGGTGTCCATACCATACCGCTTTCAAATACAGGCGCACACGCATTCATACGAGAAAACTTATCAGAACCACGACCAGGTGTAAATGTACTCACAGGTATGCCCATCTGACGTAGCTCATGTGTTAATGGCGTACCACTCGACTTCTGCTCTATTAATACCATGTCAGGATCAAAATCATTGTATAATCGCAACGCATTATCCTTTAACTCTGGAAACTCCCAACGACCCTTCTCAGCATCCAATAATATAATCGCTGGCTCATCCCCCTCATCTGGATAAAATATACCCCATGTGGTTATCGCACTATAGTCAGCACGGTCTGATTTTGTAAAAGCAGTGTCATAACTTTGTATTATATAATCACATGGAGGTGGAGCGTCCTTCTCCCAGATGTTCCACCACTCTCTCTTGACTATCGCACCCTCTTCGGCTGTCGGGTTCTGTAAATACTGTGCGTTCCATTTCGACACAGGTATCGAAGCCTTCACACCTTCTAACTCTTCCCTGCTCCAAAATTCGGGCCACAACACGTTGTCTGTGTCTGGAAATATGGCTGGAAACTCTACTACTTCCCATTGATCAGCACCCCCCTCTGCCTGTTTGTTCAATACCTTCGCTGTTAAATCACGAATACTCCATCTCGTCATAACAATAATAATCGAACCCCCAGGCTGTAATCTCTGCCTAGGTCCAGATGTATACCACTCATAAATGTTGTCTAATGCACTCGGACTTAAAGCGTCTTGTTCGGAAACAGGATCATCAATGATGCAAAGGTCAGCACCACGACCAGCCAAAGCACCACCGACACCAACAGCGTAATACTCACCACCCTTATTGGTTGACCACCTACCAGACGCTTTCGCATCCTTCGCCAACTCCATATCTGGGAAAATATCCCTGTATATCTCACTATCAAGTAAATTCTTAACCTTTCGACCAAATCCTACAGCCAATTCAGCAGTGTGCGTTGCCTGTATAATCTTACGATTAGGTTCCTTGCCCATAATCCAAGCAGGAAATAAATAACTCGCAAATTCGGATTTTGTAT